GGTGATTCAGCATTAGCCTGTATTAACGTCTGTATGCCTGTAGCAAAGGTCCCGGCCTTCTGATCAAATGCTAAATTATTATCATTAAAGATTCTATTCTGTAGAACATGGGCGTGTTTGGAAACCTTAAGCATTGCTCCATCAGCAGCCTTCTCAGCTAAGAGGTTGTTGAATGCTAACTGTCCATCATTAGTCAGGAAAGTAGGGTTACGTTCTCCCAATTGTATAGCTGTTTGTGCTACTATTCGGTCATTGAAGACTCTACGTTTCTCTTCAAAGTCTCCAGATCTTTGTAGAGCTCCTCCAAAGGATGCGAGGCCTTGTAGTAACTGTTCTGTCTTAGTAGACTGATCTTGAAACCCAGTAGGATTAAGAGATGCTCCAGCAGAAGGTCTGAAAGTTCGTGTTTCTAGTTCTGGTTTATCAGGTACTGCCATTAAAGACTACTCCTTGCAACTGTTTTTCCGGTGTTAGGATCAGTAGTGAAGCCTACTTGAAGCCCAGTATCTAGGAGTGTTCCAGCGATACCAGCAAATAATCCTGCTTCACTTCCTCCAGCTTTAACTTTACTCCTAGATTTCCTTACAAGTCCTGCAGCATTTAACTCTACGTCAGTTCTCTCTCTTTCAAGTTGTTGTAGTCTGAAGCCAAAGTTCTGTTCATGTCTTTGGGATACTTCTAGTCCGTCTCTTTTTAGGTCTCGTATTATAGCATCATAAGAACCTGAGGATAATGAGGTAGATCCCATCTGTGCAGCCATATCACTAACAGAGGCACGAGTAGACCTTTGTAAGTCATACTTAGTAGCATGCTTTTTTATAGCCTCTGCTGCGACTTGTGAATTAATAGCTTCCTGCTGACGTATCCTGTTAAGGCCTATTAGTTCTATCTCTTGATCACTGGTCCTAAGTGAAGCTATAGCATCTTGATTAGCTGTATCATAAGCTGTCTTTTGACGGAGTAATGTTACAACGCCAGCACCTAACCTTAGGTAATCTGGTAAGCCTAAGGACATGCTATCTTACAGAAGTCGTAGAACTTTACGTTACCAATCATTTTCTCTCCAATTATTTTAAAGCCACACCACTTGATCCATCTTAGATGTACTTTATTTCTACTATCAATTTGATTGCAAAGAAGAGGAAAGATACTATTCATCCCTTCAACTTCACTCCTAGACTCTCTAAGGAAACTAGTTTTAATCTTAAGTAATCCTTTAGTTCCCAACATCCATACTTGTCCTATCTGTGAGTCTATAGGGCATACACCATACATCCCTACTACTCTTCCATGTTTATCCAAAATAGACCTACAGATCTGACTAGATAAATAACTTAGTCCTAAGGCTTGTTCAGGAGTATATCCTACAGCCTGTACTTCTCTTTTATCTTCGTATCTCATGTTAGGAATCATATCTACCACATCCCGCAAGGTAGATTTCCTATGGTACGGTTTCATCTATCTCCTTGATACTGTCCTCACTACATAGTTACCTTCATAGTCTGCACCAGTAAAGGCACATGGAAGGTATGAATCTGAGATGAGTTCTAGTTTTAAATTCTTAGCATCTGATAATATTAACTTCTTAAAGTTACCTGTCTCAAATGGTATAACACCTATCTGATTGAGAGGACCACCTAGTATCCTACCAGTAAATACATGACTAAATGGATCTCTACCAGGGGCAGTTACTTGTAACTTAAAGTACCCTGAATTAAAATAATCTATAGACCATTTACGAATCTTAAGTATTCCTCCTGGTAGGGAGGTTAATCTACCTTGCACTTCAGTCTTAATAGTAGGCTCAGTAAACTCATAGAGAAATCTGTATTCCTTACCAATAAATGCAGTGTTCTTAGATAGGTCTCCTGATACTTGGAGTGTACTCTCAGTAGGCTGAGTGACTCCCTGTACCTGATCCCCTTCTCTACCAGTCCACATAGGACCAAGAATTACTCTAAAGGTAGATCCAAAGTTATCAGGATAGGGTAGTGTCCAAGTAGTCGTGTCAGCAGTAGGGTTATAGTGACCTTTTAGTTCTACTAGTCTGTCTAACATTACCTTAAACGGGAGCTGTGAAGAACTCTCAGTGAGTCCTACCAAGTTAGCATCCTGTAAGGACATCTTATCTAAATAGGTTCCATCAGGGCGTACTATGATCAGATACAAGAAATGATCTATTACTGTAGCCCCTATAACCTTCTCTTCTTCTTTAAGTTGCCACTTACTCCAGCTACTTAATTTCTTCTGTCCTTGTTGGAATAGGAACTTATAAATAAATATTTCATGTAGGTTCTCATCAGATAATACAAAGAGAAAGTCATCATGAGGTATAATTTCAAAGCCTTTACCCTTGATATAACTAGGTACATGAGACGTAATGTTTTCTGCTGTTTCTTCTTGTAGATCTTCTACTATACCAAACTCTCTTAGTACAGAGAAACCATCATTCTCATCAGAGAAGTAGATCTTCCTACCGTTAACTACTGGAACTACATTCTTATCATGATCATACTCAGTGATAAGTGAGAGCTTTGCATTAGTTGGAGTAAGTCCACCAGCAGCAAACTCAGTTAACTTAAATTGAGCAAAGTCACTAAATAGAAATAGGTCCTCATTGAATGGTATAGCACTTCTTAGTACACTAACCTTATTGGTAGGAGCTGCTAAGTCAATAGTAGCCGTAGCTAATAGGTCCGTAGCAGTAGTGATATAGAAATTAAAGAACTCTCCTAGTTCTGATAGTATCACATTTTCATTAGCTAGGAAGCCAAACCTATTCTTATGAAAGAACATATCATTGATAGTCTCTCCCACAAAGGACGGATCAGGAGAGGTCTCTTCATCCCCTGCTATCCTATCATCCCATGTAACCTGTGATAATGAAAAGTCTGGTCTACCAAAGTCATCAGAAAATATATCATCCCAAGGATCTGGGGCTCCTCTGATAAGCTGTAATGGTAAGGTAGAAGGATCTAGGCTATTAGCAAGTCCAGGTTCTACGGTCTCTATCCATTCCCCTACATCTTCATCCGATTGATTCTCATGTCTAATCCAATAATCATCAGCAGAACTACCAGGATCACCTGTAACCTTGATGATAAATCCATCTTTGGTTCGTGCTGGAAGTTCTGTAAAGTTTTCTACGGTGTCCTTGATGGCTATCATGTTAGCCTCAGGGGCCTCTGCATGGAGTGTAAAGTCTGCCCCATCTGACCTCGTTACATGGACATTACTACTACCAAACTTAGTAATAATAAAGCCAGCAGTAGCCATAGCATTAGCTACATTGGTAACTAAAGTATCAGCATCTGCGTCAGCCGTTATACCACCTACTGAGGTTCCATCTAAGAAGACTTTAAAGGTAGTGCCAGCTGAGGCCTGTTTAATAAATACTATGCCCTCAGGGTTCCTGACAGCACTGACATCACTACTCTTAGCTACTGTAATGCTCTTATTTAATACAAAGGTATAGTCAGCTACTGTGAACATCTTTAAGTTGTCACGAGCATCAGCTGTAGTGATATAACTTAAAGCCTCACCTGTACCTGCCCCTGCAAGACTTCTATCTAAATGTATGTCTCCAAAGTCTGTACCAAAGGCGTTATCCCAAGGGTCTGTGAATGTGTCTAAGCTGAACATCTCCATCTCAGAGCCTGTGAAGTCAGCTGTGAAAGCTGGATCAAACTGATTGGAGGAGGTTACTAATACATACCTCTCACTCTCATCTCTATCAATGAAATGAATCTTTGCATCTGTATCAGTCTTATTGCTTAACTTAGCAACATGCTCAATGGGTGGTCTCTTCTTAAGACCTTCAGCCACCGTAGCCATCCCATTAATCTGCTCCTCACATTGAGATGCAAGCCTAACAGTAGGGGGTTGCTGAGATACACCATTAACTAAATTAGAAATCTGCTCAGAAATTAATGGCATCTGCTACCATAACTTTCGGTAGAGTTTTGTCGTATTTACCATATCTAAAGTACCCCAACCTACGTTAAATCCTGAGCGTTCCCCTTCATCATCTAAGAGGTCAGCATAAGCTTCTACTTCTTCCTGTCTATTAACGGTCTCTGCTGATACCTGCCCAATAATCTCCTGTTGGAATACCCTCGATGCTTTGGCTGTAATATAACGCCTAGCAGTCTGAGGCAGGTCTTCAAAATCCAGTAACTTAATGATAATCGTATCATTAATACCGGAGGTCCAAATAAACGTGTTATTCGTAAGATCATAAGCGTATAATATACTGTCTCCCTGTCCTCTGATAGTCATCAAAGTACTAGGGGAGTGAGCTGAGATAGTGTTACTAGCTAATGGTAAAAACCCAGAACTATCTAGGCTTAAAGTGACATCCCACTCAGTGTTAAAGTGCCATCCCTTTTGCTGTACTTCTCTATTAACTTGAGAGAGAGTCCTCTTAGCTTGAGTAACATCTACAGTAGTGACATTCGTAAGCGTGTTGACTGCTGACTCACCAATAGCTGCCAGTAAATCATTGACTGCTTCTAGTTCTGTTAGTGGTGTAATACTAAAATGTGACATTAGGTTAAGAGTGTGTGAGCTGTAAGTTGAGCCATCCGTGCAACAACATTAACTGTACTATCTACGTTACCAACAAATATATTTAGATAATCATTGGTAGCCATTGAAGTAAAGCCAGAGACCGACATAGGCACTGAGTTGGTATGTATTCTTGGACAGAAACCACCAGTCTTAGCACCAGTTACTATAGTTCCACCTTTGGTTACAGCCATAACTAATTCCAGATCAACTCCAGGATTTACAATCTCCAGCATTACTGAAGCTGTAAAGAATACATTCTGAGTCGGAGCACCTGTGTACCTCAACTGTCCATCTGTATTCATATCAAACTCATTAGCTGTTGGAGCTGTGCTAAGAGTAAACGTACCGCCTGTCTCTACTGCTACCATGTTGGTAAGAGAGTTAGCAGTTACATTAGCAGTTCCTGCAATGGTTGTAGCTCCAGCTGTACTTATATAGATGCTACCTTGTTTAACCTGACAGGACTCCATGAAGTCCCTTAAGTCCTGTGGAGTAATACTGCCAGCAGCCTGACTGTCCTGAAACAAATTACTAGCAATGTCACTGACAGTTCTACTTGTGTCTGCCATTAGTTGTTCTCCTTATTATAAAAAAAAGGGGAGTCTATCCTAGCCCTCCCCACAGTTTAACTTTCTGTTACAGTCGTACCAGAACCTGAGCCTTGTACTGACATACTAAAGCCACAGTTCATGGCTGAAGCAACGCCAGCTCTACCAGCCAAGCGTACCATAGTCTTTGCAGGAACTACAA